GAACCCAAAAATATCGGAACCGATAGGAACGCGAATCGTGGACGGAGCATCCGTCTTGAGAGTCCTGCCGGTATTGGCAGCATTGACCGTCTGAATCACCGAACGCGCTTGTCTTGCAGCATCGGCCAAACCTTCAGGCATGGGCCGCTGCCATGCCCGGCAAAAGAACTCTTTCAACGTCTGACTGATGGCGCTTTCATAGCCTGGAGGCAAGTCAACTGGTGTCGATTCCAGGTCAGGAAACTTCGGGACATACGAAATGGCTTGGATTTGAATGGTTTGACTCTCAGTCGGAATTGGCCATGCATACAACGTCCCATTTGGAATGTTTCCTGGCACGTCCGGAGCGTAATAGAGATCCGTGATGAATGTTGATTCGAAGTTCACCAAAGGACGCGATTGGTACCATTCCACGTCGCGAAGATTGAGCCTGTAGGAGACTCCATTGCTATCAATCCGCTCTGCCTGTTCAATTGCAATTGGCCGCTGGGCGAAGTTGAAATCTGGATCGCCGTCGGGACCAATCAGGACAGAAGCGGTACTCGCCGGCCAGGCCGCCGAGAACAGCCACCGCGAGGTCGCAAAGAGTCGCTGGATACTCCACGGCTCCATGATATCCCGGTTGAGAATCCGTAATCCCCGGTTCCGGTCCACCGCCGAAGGCACCGCGACTTCCGAATAGACTCCTATCTCAACCAACGCATCATCTATCAAAGTTTGAGCCAATACACCGCCACCGCCAAAAATAGAGCCCTGGGCAAAGTAACGGGCAACAATCTCGTCTCCATTGGAAATGACTGGGACAATTGTTAGTGTGGTTCCGACAAAGGAGCTCTCCACGCGGAGCCCATTGACGTAGGTATCTAGAGTTCCATTCATCGGAGTCAGATCCAGCGTGTAATCCTGCTGAGCTCCGACTCCAATAAACGTATCGGTCTGCGGTAGAACGCTCATTCAGAGCCTTTTTTCACCTTCGACTGCTGCTTGTCGAGTAACAGCGAATTCAATAGCTTTTGCTGCTCGAGGATTTGCTGCTGCAACAGGGCAAACTGTTCCGCTGTCGGCCCGCCAGACGTCGGAACGGGCATCGGCGTATCTTTGGGTGCATTCGGGTTTTCCAGTCCATAATGTTGTTCCTCCGGCTTCGCAAGCCAGCCCTGGTCTAAGGCTTGACGCTCCTCGTCCTTGGACTTGACGACCACGTTTCCGCGATCTACCGCGGAATATAGAGTCTTCGGATATTCCTGGTAGTTGTAGTGAACCGACCAACCTTCACTCGCAAGACGGTCCTCGTCCTTCTCGTCTTTGGCATAATTCGGAGTCTCTTCGCCTCTAAACATGGGCTTTGGATACTCTGGCAACTTCGGTGCAGGCATAACTCAATCTCCTTCATGAAAAAGGGGAGGCGCGAACCTCCCCTTTTGATGTTTCAGCTATGGAAGAATCTGGATCTTGGCGCTACACCATGCATCCTGTGCGCTCAAGTCCTCAGTGACGATCGCCCGAACATCCACCGGTGCGTTTGCGGCCACAGTCGGAGGATTAGTCAGGATCACCGCTCCTGTGGTTGACCCAGTCGGAATCGTAATGGTGACATCGGGCGTCAGACTCGCCGTGCTCGCCCTAAAGTTCAGAGTAAGTCCGTTCGAACCGGAGGAACTGACCGTGCAATTCATCCCCAATACCCGAAAGGTATTGTTGACGAACAAAACGGTGTCAGCTGTTGCCTCTGTCGTGCTGTCCAGGGCCGAACAACCGCTGCCCGCCAAGGCATATGACAGATCATTCGCCGTAGTACCCGAAGCAAAGAAGAGACCCGCAGCAAAGCCACTGGCCGCACCAAAATAGTTTGTTGTATTGTTAGGCAAGTCCCCACAGAGAATTACATCGGTGACATTCCCTGTGCTCAATGAAGGTCCAAGACTACGCCATTGACTACCGATGCAGTTGGTCTGCATCCCGGTCTTCGAGTTGATGAACGGCAAGTATGGGTTCGCCGTCGCCGTACATGGCGTACCTTCAATCGGATCACTAGCCAGAAAGACGCCAGAACCCGTACCCGATGCGGCATCCCAATTACCAATGGGTCCGAAGAACACCGCAGCCCCGCTGACATGCTTGGTCGCTACGGTTGAGCCCTGCCCGCGCGCTACAGTCAACGTGGTACCGCTGACCGCATTGACCTTCATCAATTCGCGGTCCACGAAGATGTAGTACTGAAGAGAATTGGTGCTCGCCGAGATCCCGGTTGCGCTAGCCACAAGGATCTGATTTTGGTTAGACGAGGTTACGGCGGTCGACAGAGTGGTTGTCGTGACAGCTGTACCTTGCCCGAACAAGGTCAAACTGAGAGCCAGTACCGCAAAGGCGACGACAATAAGTTTCTTTTTCATATTTTTCTCCTTTACTGTGCTGACCCAATGCGGACGGCGCAGAATTCGGCCCACATGAGACCAAAACCCATCAAGGTATCCATGCGGTTCTCGAACTGCCGTTCGCGGGTTGCAAAGTCGACAATGAAAGAAATAGTGATGCCCGTGCGTGGGTCAGTATATTCCTCGGCAAGTTCCTTCGTCCCTTTCTTGGGCATGGGAAGTTTGCCGCCGACGCAAGCAAAGGCATTCTTTGTGAAAGCTAGTCCGAAAGGACCCGACTTCCCATTGGGCGAAGTTGTGCCCGGCATATGTGTGATGGTTGCGCCATTGGCGGGCAGCGCATCCACATTCTGATAGGGAGAACCTGGACCGATAATTGGAGGTAAAATCGGCAAAGTCGCTGTCACGCCTACGGCTGTTACGTCCTGCGTGATGACAAAATGCCGCACGCGATTAATTGAACGCCGCGTCATCGAGTTCACCGAGTTCACGTTCGCAATTGACAAGTGATCTCCGCGCTTCCACGTATCGCCATTGGTACAATTGACGTTTAGCAACGACCCCGACTGATTTGCGCCGTTCACCGTGTAGGTACCGGCAATAGTTCCGGCCGTGTGCGTATAGAGAGACATGCTCTCTGTCCAGTCGAACCCGGCATAAAAGCCAAGCCGACCTTCCTTGAACGCTTTACTGACCGCATCTGGAGGATTGAACAATGCACGAACGGTGCCCGTGATTGCCGTTTCTCCCATCTGCGGAGTGATAATCATCGAACGCTTGCGGGTATCCCATCCAGCAAGCTCGAAGATCCGCGTCCGTGGACCATTGTATGTGTCCAGAGACGTCGGGGTCGTACCAAGCGAACCCACTGTAGTCGATGTGTTTAAATAAGCAAACAGGGCCGCGCGCGAATCGGCCTCTTGCGCCATCTGTTTCATGGCCGGCTGGATGATATTGTCCTGAATGTCATCCTTCGTCCGCTCCATTTGAAGCGCCTTCTCGATAGAGTCATAAAGGAACTGAGTTGAGAACACTTGATCCATCGAAACCGTGCGGTTCCGGCGGGCGATCGACTGCGGATTCCAACCAAGTCCATCTTGGACAATGGCTCTCCACGGTTCCTTAATCCGTACCGTGTCGCCAACGGGAAAGTCCTTGTCGAACTCCCGTTCGTACTCAAACTCGAATCCATCCAGGATTCCGAGTGAATTGACTAGCAACCGAATCATGGTCGGCGCTACCCAGTCCGTGTAAATGTGACTTCCAGGCATAGCTGCTCCTATTGCCCCTTACCGAATCCCGAATCGTACGACATCGCGAGCGTTCTCAGCATCCATCCAAGCCCGGCTTCCCGGCTTGGGACCGTCGACTTTCTCATCTTTGCCGCCTAGTTTTTCGGGAGGATCAGGGGCGGAACTGGTTTTCTTGGCGATAGGAGCCTTCTCGAAGTGATGCTCAATGAGTCCGAGCCGAGCTATAGCCCGAGTCGGCGACAATTCCAGTAGCTCATTGAAAGCATCAGCATTCCTTGCGAGGTAGTGCACGATCTTTGTCCCGAATGGGCTTTCTAGAATGAAGGTGTCAATATGCCCCGCATTGGCCGACTGTGTCGCTTCCGACACCGCCTTGAACGACTGATCGAA